ATTGATCCTGCCGCCATCGCTGAAATCGGTCGCGGAAACGTCTTCGCCGTTTGCGGGCGTTCTTCCTGCCATGTGATTTTCTCTCAAGCGAGGTTGGGGTGACTCGCAGTCCCGCCGCGTATGCGGCTAAAGCTTCAATCCGCCGTGTTCTTGCAACGCGCGCCGCATATCGTCGCGCAGCCCAGGCGCTGCCTCGTATTGCTTCGTGATCTTCTCGTTCCCGACCTCGATCACGCCGCGCGCGCGCAGCGCATCGTTGTGCTGCTTCCGGCCGCCGATCACCTCGCGCTCAAGCTTGCCGCCGACCTTCTTGCCGAAGACAGCTTGGTACGGCTCGATGTCCTTGATGATGGTGACGCCGCTGTACGGGCGATACTCGGCACGCGGGACGAGTTTCATCTGGCGTTTGTCCCATATCCAATGCCCGCGCTCGACCGTGCGGCCCTCGTGCACCGTGCTGCGTCCGTGCGTCTTCCTGAGCGCACGCAAGCGCATCACCTCGTCCTTGGGCAGGACGCGCTGTGTTTCTGTGTCGTAGAGGTAGGTGCCGCGACTACTCATGCTGCAAAACCTGCTCTGCGACGACCGACGCTCTCGCTTGTCGATTTCGTTTCGTGCATTTCCATCAAGCGCGCGAGAACGCTGCTTTCGGATTCACCAAGGCCGATATGCGCCACGATGAGTTCACGCAAATGGCCGAGCGAAAGTCCGTCCGTCTCTCGCACCCAATGTTCACGCCGTAACTCGGTGATCTCCGGCGCCTTCGCTACCAAGTACGCACGCCTTGCTTCTGCGCTCGGCATTGGGCACTCGGTGATCCGATCGAAGCGGCCAGGACGATCAACGAACCGCTTGTCGAGACGTTCCGGGTAGTTCGTCGTAGCGACATTTACGACGCCGCTGATTTGCGCTTCGCCGTCGAGCATCGCTAAATAACCAGCCTCACCAAAGCGCTCCACGAGAGAGTCGAAGTCTTCGTATATCAGGATGATTGGCCGCGAAGGCTCAATCGAGCGAATGAGCGCGAGCCCTGCGACCGTCAGCATTGGCTCGCCAGCCATAACGACGATGCCGCGCAGCTCTTTGATCATATGCGCTGCCATCAAGTTGAGCGCTGACGTTTTTCCCGAGCCAGGCGGCCCCCAAAGAAGAAGACCACGCTTCGCGAGGAAGCCGCGCTCAACCAGCTTCGGAACCGAGGCCCAGAACGTGACGAACTCCGACAGAAGCATGTCGCAAACTGGATCTGGCAAGCGCAACAGGTCGTCAGTTACGCTCGTCACCTTCACCAAGAGCGGCCCGCGCTGATGACAGTGCCGTATGCTGTAGAACCCAGGCTCAAGCATGTCCGCAGTGCCTGGCGAACCCCAGTAGGCACCGTTCGCGGCTGCGTATTTCAGCGACGTGCCATAAAGATGCGGAGGCATCTCGTAACCGCCCCCAGGACCGGCAATGTCCGGTCGCATCGTGGACGCCGGCTTCGGTGCTGTACCGACGCGCTCGAAAAACGAACTCATGCTGACATCGCCGTGATGATCAAAAGGGCTTCCTCTTCTTCATTTTGGTCAAGGCGTTTGCTCTCCGCCTGATAATCCTCAAACAACTGCGCCATCCGCGCGGTATTGGCCGCGTCCGCCGCCTCTTTTTCCTTCAGCCTCAGCGTCAGGTCGAAAATCTGCAGGCGCAGACCTTCAAGCGCCGCGAACTCAGGCGGCACGATGGGCAGCGATTCGACCACCACCGGCTCAACCGCGAACTGCTCCACAATCTCCGCCGCGATGCGCTTGGCTTTGCGCTTGCGGCTGCGTGTAGTCTTGGCTTCCTTCAGCAGCCCGGCGCTGCGCAGGATCGTGCGGCGTAGCTCGGCGCGGTACTTGCCGCGGTAGAAGAGGTTCGACGGGCCGCCGCCGGTGGAGCCGGTCGAGGGTGTGACCGGCGTCGGCGGTGGCGTGCCCGCCGTGTACGTCGCCGTCAGATCTCGCGGCGTGAACGCGAAGGTCACGGGCGACAGTGTGACGGCGTACTCGAGCTTGACCGAGGCCGTGACGTCGAGCGGCTGCGGCGCGTAGGTGAACGCGACCGGCGCCAGCGTGACGTTGCGCGTCAACGCCGTTGTCAGGTCGTTCAGCGTCAGCGCGAAACTCGACGCGCTCAGCGTGATCTTGCGCGCCGTCAGCGCACCGAGGCCCGCCAGCGTCACGTTGAACGCCACCGGCGACAAAGTGACGGACCGGCCGTAGACCGCAGTCAGGCTCGCCAGCGTCAGCGCGTAGGCGACAGGGCTCAGGACTTGCTTGCGGGCCGTCTTGGCCGCCAGCGAGCCCAAGGTGAGCGCGTAACTCAGCGGACTGAGCGTCACCTGGCGGCCGTAGTTCGCCGTCAACGACTGCAGCGTGACCGCGTAACTGTTAGGCGACAGCGTGGCTTTGCGCGCCGTCGGTGCCGAGACGGTTTGCAGCGTCACGGCGTAGGATACCGGCGATAGCGTGACGCTTGTGGCCGTGGCGCTCGATGCCGGATTGATGGCGATCGCGCCAGCGCCGATCAGCGATGTCGTGCCGCCTGTGCCGGTCCACAGCAGCGTATTGAACGTGTCCGCCGCCTCGTAAGACACGCTCGCACAGTTGCCGCTGTCACCGGCGCCGAAGTCCTCACGCTCAGTGAGGTTCGTCTGCGTGTTCGCGGCTGCGTAGATCTCAAACTGCTGCTGCACCCATGCCGCATTGGCGCCGGTCATGCTCAGATTGCCGGAGCCGGTGCCTGACGTTGCGATTTCCTGGTCGCCGAAGACGATGCGGCACGGGCCTGTAGCGGACCCAGCGTCAACCCGCTCGGTCCATGAGCCGCCAGGCGCTCCAAGCGCTGTGTTCGCGGTGGCGTGGTCGCCATAGGCGGCGAGGACGTTGTTGGCGGTCGTGTTGCCGCCGGTAGCTGTGTGCGTCGATGTCGTGCCGGCGCCGACCGTACCTAGGTAGGCCGCGACAGTGCCGCTGCCCTTGCCGTCACGATAAGCGGCGACTTGCGCGCTCGCGTCGTTTGAATTCGCCCACGTGATCGTGGGGCCTGCCGTCGCCCCGCTGTGCGCGTTGTCGGGGTCGTAAATCGCGACCCAGTGCGATACCGTCCACCCGGCGCCGGAGTTCGTCTGTCCGAGCTTCGACCACCCTGTCGTGGCGCACGAGTGCGTATCGTTGTTCTCGCTCGCGCATGTCGCAATCAACGTGTCGCCACGTTGCGCCGCAGACGGGAGCGCCGGCGCACGTGAGGTTTGCCCAGTTGCGGTCGAGAGCGTGCCGACCTGCGACCACTTCGGAATGCCGTTGCCGTCGGCAATGCTGCCGGTGTTGGCGCCGACATAGCGCTCGGCAAGACCGATGACGATGCCACCGGTCAGGCCGTCATCAACGCCGACGCTGGCGTTATTGCCGCTCGTTCCTGTGTTCGTAACGCCTGTGCCGGTCGGCGTCGTCTGATCGACGTTGTAGAGCGAGGTCGCGGCGCCGAAGATCGCGTCTTGCGATGCCGACGGCGTGATGACGATGTTGTGCGTGCCGGCGCTCGGGTTCTTCAGGCCCCAAGCGGCGATGCGAAGCTGACTGCTCTGCGCCGCCGTCCAAAGTTGAGCAAGGTTCTCAGTGCCGTTCCAGGTCACACTCGAAACGGTGCCGACCGACGCATCGCCCAACACGATGTGCACGATTAGGTAGCGATTCGACTGGTTCGCGATGACGAACGACGACAGCGTCAGCGATGTGCCGGTGCCTGTCGAAGAAACGGTGTTGTCGTGTGCGACGGCCATTTATGCCCTCGCGTTAGGCCGCCGTAGCCCAGCCGGTCGTGTTGAAGTTCGAGCCGCTGATGTCCAACGTATCGCCGTTAGCACCTGCGAGCGTCAGCGTTGAGCCGTAATCCCAGTACGCAAGCAGGTTGGCCACGGCGCTCGACGCTGTGCTGTCGTAGAGCACGAAATAACGCAGCGCGACGTTGCCGGTGCTCGACGTCCACGTTGGCGACGACCAATTCGCCGTTGATTTCAGCGTCTCGGTGCCGGAAGAATTAGACGTTGCTGCAGTGAGTGAGACAGAGCCAGCACCACGCGTATACCCGTTCGCCGTCGCCACCTCGACAGCACCGCCTGCAAGTGTTGTGGCGTAGGTCGCATCCGTTTGCGCCGGTGCCGTCGCTGCCGTGTAAAGCAACATGCGGATCGTGTCGGCGTTGAGCAACAGCCCCGTACCGGACGCCCCGCCGCGCATCATGGCTTGAATGGTAAGGTCAAATTTCGCGCCACTCAAAGCCATTTACGCGAGACCTTTCAGGTTTAGGCCAAGCTTCACCGGCGCAAGCGTAATTCCGTGATGCCGCTGCAAATCAGGGTCTTGCGGCTGGCAGCGTTTGTGGAACGTCACAACCTTGCCGTTGATGCCGTCGCTGCAGATGACGAAATGCTCATCGCCGATGACGTGACCGCAGCCTTGGCACGCGCTCGTCTTGGCGGTGGCGCGCGCGGCTTCGATGGAGATGGTCATGCCGCCTCTTCCGTTGGTGCTGGCGTTGGTGTGACTGGCGCAGGCGTTCCCTCGCCGCCCTCATCACCAACCTCTATTTCATGCGTCACGCCGCCGATGATCGCGTTCGTCTCCGGGTCGCGCGTGAACTGGTGCATCTTCATCATGCGGCCTTTGGGTCTACCAAACAGCGGCGTGCCGATGTTGGCCGGGCTCATCGCCGGATCGTCGAGCGCATCGCCCAATGCTCCGAGGCCAGCGCCGCGCTTGGTGATTTCAGCGTAGCGCAACTGCGCCTCCGCCAACCGCGTGCGCGCATCGGCGAGCGCCGCCTGCTGCCCGACCACTTCCGCCTCGTTGGCTTCCGGCGCCGGCGTCATGCCCTGGATCGCCGCCGCGCCGAGTTTGCTCTCAAGTTCTTGGATTTGGAGCGTTTTGATCTTGACGTCGAGGTCAGCCTGGATAGCCGCGCGATCGTTGTCCTGTCGGCGCTTCTCGATGTCGGCCTTCAGATTCTCGATCTGCAGGTTGACGACCTGCGCTTGTTTCGCCGCCGTTTCCTGCATGGCGATGGCCTTGGCGTTGTTCTCCTGCGCCTTGGCTTGGCTATCCGCCTGCGCCTGCGCCAACTCGTGCTGCGCCTTCTCGGCTTTAGCCTTCAACTCCGCCGCTTGCGCCTCTGCTGCCGGGTCGGGAGCTTGCGCGCCTTGCGGTGCAGCCTGCGCTGCGGCCAGCATCTTCTCCGCCGTCTCAATCGTCTCGTCGATGGCACCCTCGAGCGTGCGGCCCGTGCGGAACCCGCGCACGCCGTAATCAAGCATCTTCAGCAACAGCGGCACGAACTGCGGCGCCGTCATGCCGACCTGCGCCGCCTTCTCGATGAAAGGCGCGACCGCGGTCAAGAACTCGACGCGGGTTTCCTTTTCCTTCTGCTGGTCGGCGGCGACCGTCGCGTCCGTCTCGATATCGATCTTGAACGTGCGCAGCTTGTCGTCTTTGAGCATCTTCACCGCGGCCATGAGCTTGGCTTGCGCGGCCTGCTGTTTCTGCGCGGCTTCAGGATCGGCCGGATCGACGATGAACTCGTCCGACTCCGCGATACCCGACATTTCGACCAGTACTTCGTCCGGGTAATGCTCGCACTGCACCTCGGCCATGATGCGCATGGTGTCGCGCGCGATGCGGGCCATCTCAGCTTGCTTGTCCTGCAAACGCAGGCTGCCGAAGTTGGATTTGATCTGCTCCGCGGTCGCCGTCGCGTTCGGGTCGGATACGCCGCGGATGATGTCGCTGATGCCGGTGACTTCGTAGAGGTCGTTGCGCAGTTGCGACCGTGCTTGAAACAGCGCCATCAGCACGGTGCTTATTTGATCGATCGGAAACCAGTCGACGTTGCCCTTAAGCCCGCCGGTGCCGGAGAACCAAACCCAGTTATCGACCGGGACCATCTCGTTTTCCGACGCTTCGTCCATCAGCGTCGCCAGCGCTTGGCTTTGCGCGTTGTAGACGCCCACGACACGCAGCGCCGCGGTTAGCACGCGAATGCGGTCGGTCAGTTTGTCGATCTGCGCGGCCTGGTCCTGATAGAGCACGTAATCCGGGACCGGTATGAGGCTATCGGTCGTCGTTGTGCCCAGGATCGGACGAGGACACGGCCAGAAGCCGCTCAGACGCAGCGGGTCAGCCTCCTTACGGAGCAAACGCTCCGGCAACCCGTCCGTGAGCCACACGACCTGACGAGAGCCCTTGGCCCAAACCTCCCACACCTCGGCGCAATCGGACTTGCCCTTGGTGCCGCCGTCGCTGTCGCCGGTCGAGGACTTGTTCAACTCGACTTGCGCACCGAGTTTCTTGAACTCGCGCTTCAGCTCGCCGCGTTTCATCAGCGCGCGCCGGGCCACCCACCCGACCTTGGTCCAATCGCCGACGACTTCGTGCAGGAAATCGTTCAGCGCGACGTGGTCGAGGTCGAGGCCGTAAGCGAGAACCTGCTCAACCGGCTCGGTCTCGTAGTATTGGCCGATCTCGTCGTCGTCCTTAACCTTCTCGGACGGCACTTCATCGCCGCCGGAGATTGGCCGGTAGACCGTTCGATCCGTGCCCTTCAACTGTATCGCCGTCACCGGCTCCTTGAGCGGCAGCATCGCGAACTCTGGCGCGTAACGCACCCACGGCACGCCGCGGCCGCCAATGATGAAGTCGTCGCGCACGCGCTTCATGGGATAGTCGAAGTCGCACAGCTCGATGGCCGTAATCAGGTTGCGCTCCGCGATGAGCGAGGCGCAGCGCGACACCGGGTCTTTGTTCAGAAACCGGCGCGAGACATTCGGCTGCGGCGTCTTCGAATAGAACGACGGCTGGAGAACCTGCACGTTCGACCACAGGATGTTCATCCTGTGCTGCGTCGGTGCGCCGTCAGGCGTGGCCGGGCGGTCGTCCTTGTAGAGCTTCTGGATCTGCTTGACTTGCTCGAACCACTTATCGTTTGCCTTTTTGGCGCGCTTTATCTCGTCCATCCAGAACGCGTGTTCTTCGCGCTCTTCCTGCTCGGGCGACTTGTCCGGTAGCGCGCCACGCTGCGGCTGTGATGTGGGCGAGCCGCGGCGACGTTTGGCCATACGCGCTAGTGCACGGTGCCGAGGTCTTCAGTCAGCCACGGCTGGTAGGCTTCCGGCGTGAAGTCGTTGGACGGGTAGACCGCGCCAGTTAGCTTGGCATACGCGAGCCGCAACTCCGATTGATCTTCCAACCGCGCTTGTAGGTAGCTGGCTTCCAAACGCCAGAGACCTAGTTTTTTCGCCATCTCATCGGCCTTCGCGTTAGCGCGATGTGCCAGGGATTTTAACAACGCATAGTCACGACGCATCGCATCGTAGTGCATGGCATGCTGAAGCGGCACGAGCGCAACGCCGAAATAAGCAAGGATGCGGGCTAACATCATGGCTCCAAAATCTCGCCGTACACGTACACATCGCACGTCATTGCACTACCGTTCGCCGTCGTCAGCGCCATGTAAAGCTGCGCGCTCGTGACGATGTCGGTGGTGGCGATCGTCAGCAGCGTGGTGTCAACGAACTTCGTGGCCGCCGAGAGTGCGGTGTAAAGCTGCGTGGTCTCGACAAGCTTCGCGCCGCCCTTCGATGCTGCGGTATAGAACCCGCCGGCCGCCAGTGTCGGCGTGCCGCTGGCGTTGGTCGCAACGATGCGCCGCACGAGATACTTCGCCGGCGTCAACTGCATCGTCAGCGCTTGGTCGGTCGTGACGTTGAGGTCCGCGCCGGTCAGCTTGGCGATGAGCACGTTGACAGCGGCAAGTGACAGCGTTGCCCTTTGCGCTGCAGCGGTAGCATCGTCGACAAGCGCGCGCCCTGCCGCCGTGAAGTCTGCGACATCCGCAGTTCCCGCGCCGGTGAAATACGGCACCTTGTTCGCCGCCGAGGTCACACCACCGAGCGCCGATAGGTCGGCGTCCAGCGCTTGGATGTAGGAGCTACCGCGAAAGTACCTCATCCGTAGTACGTCACGTTAAGCTTGGCCGAGGTCGTCACCTCGATGATCTTCAGCGCCTTGGGCCGTCCGGTGTACTCGAGCACGTCACCGGCCGCGATCAGCATGCCGACAGAGGCCGTGGGCGCCGTGCCGTCATCGCGCCAGCGTACGCTCTGCGTCTCCGGCTGGATCAAGCACATCGACGTGCCTTGCGGGACCGTCAGCGTGGCCGCCGACGACAGGCTTGTGACTTGCTGATAGCCGAGCGGGATGCCTGCGGGGTCCATTACTTCTTCCTCGGCTTAGATTTGTCACGCGTAGCACCAAGAACAGCTGATGCTCCAGTCAAACTAGCCATTGTGGTAAGCGGCACGCCTGGTGGCTTACCTCGCATGATTTTCTTGAATCCATTACGTGCGCTGCGCCCGGCCAAATAGAGGAACGGTGCGGCCATCCCCAAACGTGCCGCTTCCATGTCCCAGTTGTTACCAAGCGCGGTATCGAAGACGTCTTTTCCTTCGTCTTTTTTCTCAGCCATTACTTACCTCGATGCAAAGAGCGGATGATCAGGGTCCATCGGCGCGAGCGGATCGGTCGGCACGCCACCGGCGAAGAGCCCGTAATGCAGATGCGGGCCGGTCACGCGGCCGGAATGTCCGGACCAGCCGAGCAGGTCGCCTTTCTTCACCACACCGCCGTGCATGGCTTGGGGCGAGAAGCGGTCGAGGTGCTCGTAGCGTGTCTGCTGCCCGCCGGGGTGATCGATGAAAACGCTGTTGCCGCCGATGAAGCCCGACGACTTGTTCTTGTTCTGCGTGATGACGCCGTCAGCCGTGGCGTAGACCGGCGTGCCATCATCGGCGGCGAAGTCCACGCCGCGGTGCATCTTGTGCTCGCCCGTGACCGGGTGGATGCGATCGCCAAAGCCCGACGTGACGCGCGCACGGTCGAGCGGCTGTCCTGAGGTGAACTCCTGCCCTTTGGCTTTGAGAATGGCGTCCGCCAAGCGCTTGCGCGCGGCTTCGGCCTTGATCCCGTTGTAGGGCACCTTAGTCGGCGCGGTACATCGTTGGCAGCGTTTTCAGCATCGTGCGCACGATCTCGACCAACTCGTCTGCGTCGCGTGCGATGTGAGCGCGAACGCCGTGAATGTGGTCGATGGAATAGTATTGCGGCTGCACGACATAGCCGTTCGTCATGATCTGCACGGTGATGCCACACAACTGAGGTTCGCGCGTGGTCGGCGCGCATCCCTGGCTAAGTCCCCGAGCGGAGCCTTGCGCTATTTGACTCATTGCGTTCCCGCGCTGCCGCGCCGCATCGGCGAAATTGCGATCGTGTTCGCTCATGTCGTTCTCCTAAATTCCCAACCGGTAGAGAGGAGCTTCGCTCCTAGAATGAGGTCGGACGGCTAGCACCGGCCGACCTGATAAGCTTGCGGCAGCGAGCGCGCTCCAGGCGTGGAGGATTCAGCCAGTTGAGCCCTGCGCTACAAGCCGCCGCAATTCTGCCAAATAGATAAAACGCCTTATATTTTACACCGACTTATTAGTAAGGCCCATACCCGTCCGGCGATTCCCAATCACCGTAAAGCCACGCTCGCCTCAGAGAATCTCGCGTCCGCCACTCATCAATTGCAAACCAAAGTGCCAACGCGACAACCGGCCCAAGGGTGATGACAAGCGTCAAATCCGCCTCCCCGGCCTCGGCGCCGTCTTCCACATCCGGTTCATGGTTACGTCCTTCAGGCCAGACAGCGGCGGCATCACCGTGGGGCTGGGCTTGATCCAGGGGCGGGAGGCGCAGGCGTAGCGCCATTCATCGCCCGCATGATCTTCAGCGTCCGTGTCTACGTCCTCAGCTCGCGTGTCGTCGTGCTGCAGCAGCGGGATCGTGCGAATGAAATCAGGGCAGGTCTCGTAGACCGCGAACATTGGCCGGTCTTCCGCCTCGCCGTCCAAGCGCTGGCGACACAGATCCCAACCGACAATATGACCAAGCTTGCCAACGCGCGTGTTATCGGCCGGCTGCAGCGCGCCAGACCCGGACGCCATCATGCGCTCGGCAATCGAGGGGCCGCCGTCATTCGCGAAGGTCGCCGGATCGATCGACGTATAGCTGTACGGCTGTTCCCCCGCCTTCAGCCCATCGTAATCGTGCACGCTGCGCTCTTTGAGCCCGGTGCCGACGGCTTCCGCCGTCATCTTCAGGCCCACGTTCGGCGCGCTTGATCCGTACCATTCCTGATAGCGCAGCAGACCGCCACGCGGCAGCCACATCCCGTTCGGCAATTGCGTGTCATCGCTTGCCACGGCGTACCAGCCGAAACTGAACGGCTTGGCCGAGCCCCAGTCACCGGCGCGAAAACGCATCCAGTGCTTAGGGATGCCGCTCGAGATAGGCTTTGTGACGTGCCGCGCGGTCGACCAGTTATCGAAGAACGCGCCTTGAATGACGGCCCAGTCGCCCTCGAGCCACGCTCGCACCAATTCCTTCGAGCCGGAAAGCTTGAGCCGGTCAATGTAATGCGGATCGCTCTTCAGCAAGATCAGGTTGTCGGTCACGAACGCGGGGATAAACACCCGCTCGATGCGCCCGCTTTCATCCATCAGCGGAACGCGGCCTTGCGGGGCCGGATCGATGTAGCGCGCTTTCACCCAGTGATGGCCGGAACCGCCAGGGTTTGCCGTTGCGCGAAACCTACACGGCACGCCGCGCGCGCTGCGCAACGTCGCCTTCATCTTGTCCGGCGCCAGCGATGATGGCCAGTTCGTCAACTCTTCGAGGTAGACGCGCGTGAAGTCTTGGCCTTGGTACTTCTCAGCGTCGCGGTCGTCCTCGAGCGGGCGAAAGCGCAGGATAGACCCGCGCTGCGATGTCCATTGCCGGTCGACCTTCTGATAGGTCCATCCCATGCGGCCGAAGATTTCTTGGCTGCGATCGATCAGCGAGTCCGCTTGCGGCATTTCCCGGCGCATGAACACGCCGCGCGCTGCAGGGCCGTATTGTTTTGCGTGAAGCGCAAACTCGCCAAGGCACCCGTCCGACTTGCCGCCACCGCGGGCGCCGCCGAACAACACATCGAAATACGGACACTCGACAAACGCATGCTGAGGGCCACTTTGAGGCCGCCACACGATGTTCTTTACTGGACCGTGGGCAGCTTCCCGTTCGCGTGCTTGTGCGTCCATGTATCTTTCTTCTGCTCGGTCACGCCGGCGGGCTCAGCCTCCACCTCGCCGTTGCCCTCGTTCTTCACTGTGACGCGCTCGCCGTACTTTTCAGGCTTGAGTTTTGACAGAAGCCACTTGCGCGTGTCGACGCGGAGTTGAGAGCGCTTCACGACTTCCCAATCGGTGCGCGTATTGCCCTTCGCGTCGGTGTATGTGTCGCTACTGCCGTCGTCAGCGATCTGCACCACGTCATCGGCCCAAAATTCGAGTAATAGATCGCGCGCGCGCGCGTAACGCGCTGCAAACCCGTCGTGGTCATCCAAAACCCAGCCGCGAACCGTGCTTTCTGGCGGCATTGCCTCGTCTGAGCAGACTTCACGAAGGGTCATGCCGTTGGCTACGCGCTTGCAGATTTCAGCAGCTACCTTGGCAT